CCGCTATTGATGGTCTGGGTCATGGGTGCCCCCGTTACATCCGCAGTCCGCCCCGATTGAACATCGGGTCAGAGTAGAGATCGAAGATGGTGCCTTGCGTGGCCGCCCCGGCTGCGCCCGGCAGGAGACCGCCGCCCAGCACGCCTGCGCCCGCGAGCGAGCCGATGCCGGACATGATGTCGCCGATGAGCGTCGAGCCCGGCGTGACGGTCGCGGCCGGGATGTTCTGCTCGAACTGGTTGACGCCGAGCGAGCCGCGGCGGATGCCGTTGTTCACGCCCACGGTGTCGCCCGCGCTGCGGACGGTGTTGATGCGTGCGCCCTGCGAGCCCCCTGCCCCGGTCAGACGTGCCAGCGCTTGGATGCGACGTCCGGCGTCCTGCGCGGCGTCATGTGCGGACCGGGCGACCCAATCCTTGACGGCGACGCTGCTCTCGCCCTGCCCCGGCAGCAGGAAGCCCTGCTCCCCGGCGGTGACGGTTTGGAGGTTGTTCAGCGTGTCCACGAAGTCCGCGGTCGCGGCCTCGGTGGCGGCGTCCTCGCTGGCGCGGTCCATGCTGGCCAGCGCCTCGTTGAACGCTTCGCCCGAGCTGGCCTCAAGGCCATCTTGGCGGACGCGCTCGGCCTCGCGCGCGGCTCGGGCCATGTCATAGGCGTCCTTGTTGGCGCGGTTCACCGCATCGACGTAGTTGGCCTGCGTCTGTCCGTTGTAGTATGCGCCGCCCGCGGAGAGCGCGACGCTGGCGAGGGTCATCGGGTCACACATGCTCTCACTCCGTCACGCTGTAACCGCTGCCCGTGGTCGGGCCGCCGTTGAAGTAGGTGTCGTAGAGCTGCCGCTGCCGCCGCTGGTCGAGGTAGTTGCCGACGCCCACCGCGAAACCGCCGAAGAGGTCGCCGATAGGGTTGTAGCTGGGCTGCTCCTGGTAAATCTGCTGCGTCCGGGCCAGGGCCTCGTTTGCGATCCGGTCCGCGTCCGCGGTCTGGTTCAGCAGCGAGATGAGGCTGGACTTCTCTTGGCCGACGCGCTGGCGCTGCTGGTTCGATGCGCCCGTTGCCTGACTGAGGAACGAGGACAGAGCGTCGTTGTATTGGGTGGTCAGGTCCGCCTGCTTGTTGGCGGCGATGGACGAGTTGAGCGTGCCTGCCCGCGCGAGGGCGAAGGTCAGGTCGTCAGTCGCGTTGTCGAACTGGTTGTCGAGCTGCGGCTGGTAGTAGTCCATGTAGTTGCTGACGATGCCGTCATAGTAGCTGTCGTCGAACGTGTTGAACGTGCTATCGACAGCGGCCGTGCCTTCTTCGATACGAGCCTGACGCTCCTCTTCTTTGAGGCGGGCGTCGCGGGTCTCTTGCAACATCGCGTCTTGGACGGAAGTGTCTACCTTCGGCTTGGAGCCACACATAGGGGTGTCCCTCTGCTGGTCTGACCGGAGGTGAACTGCGGACGCGGGGCAGCCCCTATTGGTCGTCTCGGATCAGGTTCGCTTCTTCGATGATCCGTTTTGCGTTTTGTCGCGTCCAGACATAACTGACAAATGTTTCGCCGTTTTTACCCCAGAAGTCCAATGTTTTCTCGGGGAAAGCTCCCAGATACTCCAGCCACCGGCAAGCGTTCTGGTTGCTTTGTAGGGCCAGACAGTCAACACGGACTGCCCCAGCGTTAAACAAGGCAGGCAACATGAAGCGCCGGACGTGCCGGGTGAGCGTCACGGACGCCTTCGGCCAGAGGTCCGTGCCGAAGGCCCAAGCCGTCCAGACATTGGGCCAGCGGGGGTGTGCGCCGATGGCGGCGACGGGCTCGTCGTCCAGGTAGGCCGCCCAGCGGAACGCGCCGGAGTGGTCCACGTCCCGGGCCACGAACTCCGGGCTGTCGTTCCAGCGGGTGGCGAAAATCTCCTCGCGGTCGCGCTCGCGCATGAACTCTGCGATGTGCAGCACGTCCTCGTAGGGGGGCTCCTCGACCAGCCGGATCATCAGCTCTCGTTGCCCCCTTCAAAGTGCAGCGCCATCGCCGCGACCCGGGCCTTGCCCGAGTAGGTGGAGATCATCTTCACGGCCAAGTGGGAGCCGTCCATGTCGATGGGCAGGCGCTCCTCGCCCCACGTGTCCCGGGTCACGGTGGCGACCTTCACCCACGCGTCCGGCTGGTAGGGGTCCGGGTTGACGTATACCTCCCAAGTGCCTTGGCAGGTCAGGTCCAGACCGGTCCAGCGCTTGACGGCCGTGGGCCGTCCTGCGTCGAGGAAGGGTGTCTCGATCTCGACGGGCGACGCGTCATAGACGGCCGCGGTCGTGCCGACGGGCGTGTTGGGGTCGAAGGGGTTGCCGCTCGGCGGCACCGACCCGTAGACGAAAAGCTCGTCGCCGCGGCGGACCGCGATGCGGGAGTTGGCGATCACGATGTCGTCGATCTCGGTCGAGAAGTCGAACACGCTCCACGCCGAGACCTTCGAGTTGGGGTAGAGCGCCAGCACGATGGCCTCGCTGCCCCAGACCAGCCAGAAGTGGCCGGTGAGCGGGTCCACCAGCGCCTTGAGCTTTTCAGCCGCGGCAGGGGTCAGCGTGCCCCGCTTCTCCTGCACCAGCGCGTCCACCGGAGATCCGATGTCGTTCAGCACGGCCGCGTTCGAGCTGTCTCGTGCGCGGATCGAGCGGATGCCGGTGTCCGACAGGAAGAGCACGTCGCCGTTGCCGTAGCCCGCGGCCGCGTTCGCGGCGACCAGCCCGATGTTGGGCAGCGTCTGGAGCAGGGCGTTGGACGTCGGGTCCGGGTCGAGGCCCCAGACTTGGATGAACGTCCGGCCCATGACGGCCATGTAGGAGTAGTAGCGGACCAGACCCACGAGGTCCGTGGTGCCCACGTCCTGCGTCGAGACGTCGATCACGCCCGCGCCCGTGCCGGTGGTCCAGTCCGTGGGGGTCGCGACGCCCGAGAAGTGCAGGTTGGTGCCGTCCACGGCGTAGAGCTTCTGCTGGTGGGCAGTCACGTTGTTGCCCAGGGCATTCGCGTCCGTGACTTCGGCCCCGTCGTAGAAGTGATAGGTCTCGCCGTCCGACATGCGGGCCACGACATAGAGGCTCGCGCCGTAATTCTGGACGTCGAGGATCGTGTCGATGGTCAGGGCCGGGTTCGAGGCCGGGATCAGCTCCTGATAGGCCACGTTCGCTGGCAGGTTCGAGACGTTGGCCGGGCTGGTCGTGCCGAAGACCACGAGCTGCGCGCCCCGGAAGGCGAGCCCCGAGGTCAGCCCCGCGGGCAGGGCCCCGATGCTGGTCAGCGTCTTGCGCTTCTCGATCTCACCCCCGGCCGTGACGAAGGCGTTTTTGAGCGTGCGCAGAGAGCCGGGCTCGGCCGACGTGGGGGAGTTGCGCAGGTCAACGCCCAGCTTGAAGTTTTCGATCTTCAAATAGGCCATGCCTTACCTCACGGGATGTAGTCGATGCCCGGGCGCGGCATGCGCCGCGGCGAGGGCGACGCCATGTTGACCCGGCGGTTGTCCGGGCCGGATTGGCGACGGCGCAGCAGATCAAGGCGCGCCTGCGCCTTCTGGAGCTTGAGCCCCGCGTCCTCGGCGCGCTGACCGGCCAGAAGCTCGGCGGCGGCGTGCAGGACGATGAGCGGGCCGTCGATGGTCGAGCGATCCGTCTCGATGTTGGTCAGCGGGTAGAGCTTGCGCTTGCCCGCGAAGCGGACCTTGGTGTCCCGGTTCGAGATCGGCCAGACTTCAAACATGTTCTGGTTGAGGCTTTCCGCCTCGGGCGACACGTAGTGCTGCCAGCGCAGGACCGTGTTCGACTGCTCGTCGATGTCGCTGTCGTAGATGTTCATGTGCTCGGCTTCGATGCCGTAGCCGATCTCGAACCAGTCCGACCCGGTGGTCAGAGAGTAGGCTTCGCGGATGCCCTCGAAGTCCATCGCGTCCGGATAGGTCGCGTAGCGCGTCCCAGCGGGGATGTCCTGGGTCTGGACCATGCGCAGCAGCGGCCAGTCGTGGGCGTTGTAGAGCTCTTCCTGCGTCCGGCGCAGGAGCGAGACGTGGTTGTCGTTGAGGTGCGCCCCATGTGCGACGTTGGTGCTGATCCGCGCTTCCACGCGGAGCTGGGTCAGCATCTCGTTGAGGGTCATAATCCGCATGGGGCGCGCCTTTCAGTTACTCGCTCGGCAGATCGTCGAGCGAAGGGACGGTTTCGGCCGGGGCCTTCTTCGGCGCAGCCTTCTTGCCGCGCTTGGACTTGGCTGCGGACATGGCCTCCTTGGCGGCCTCGTTCGCGGCCTGCACTTCGTCGGCGGCGGGGATGCTGTCGTCGCCAGCGGGCACCGAAGCGCGTCCGCCGACGTTCGGGAACAGCTCCTGCACAACCTTGCCGTAGAGGGCCGAGAGGCGGCGGAACTCTTCGCCGAAGTCGCGCTCAACCGAGCCGACGTCGATCATGGTGTGGACGTGTTCCTGGCCGCCGTGGACCGCTTGCAGCACGAGGGCTTCGGCAAAGGTCACAGGGTTGGCCGGGCCACGGTAAGCGACGTTGTTGCGGTCGCCGCCGAGGTTCACGTAGCACGAGATTAGTTGAAGTTTGGGCATGTCTTGCTCCTGTCTTGCCTCACGGAAGAGGCCGGGGCCCGAAGGCCCCGGCCGTTGTCATCAGGCGATGTCGATGACGAGCGCCGAGTTGAGCTGCTGCGCAACCACCTGACCGGTCGAGGTGATCGAGCGATACAGCACGAACTGGTCCACAGGACGCGCCGGGTTGTGGGTTTTACGCCACTCGCCAGACATCTTCATCATGTAGACGTGACGCGGGTCGAACCAGTAGGCGCGCTTGGCGAGCCCCAGATCATCCAGCGTCGGGTCATATTCGATGGTGGTGCCGTCGAACAGGACGGTGCCGATAGCGCCGTCGTTGTTGCCGCGGAAACCGGTCATCGAGTAGTTGCCGTTGGCCTTCATCTCGCGCTCGTAAGCGGCGATGAAATCGGAGCCTGCCAGCATCTTGGTGGGGTTGCCACCGTAGCGCTTGAGTTGGCGCTTTTCAGCTTGCAGGACTTCGATCAGCGCACCGCCGTTGGCGGCCGAGGAAGTCACAGCGTCGCCGCCGTGGCCGTCCTTGGTGCCGTCGAGTGCGACCGCGGCTGCGTAGGCAGCGGTGCGGGCGCGGTTGCGGATGTAGCCGTTGGCTGCGACCGAGCGATCCATACCGCCGACGGTGCCGGTGGTCGGGTCTTCGACAATGAAGTGACGCAGGCCGTGGAGCGCTTTCGCGTCCGCGGTGCCGTCGCCCCACAGCAGATCGTTCAGCGAGCGGGCGTAGCGCTCACCGAAGTCGAACAGCTTGTTGTCGAACATGTTGATGAGCATGGTCTTGTCACGGCCGGAATGCGCAGCGGTGCCGCCCATTTCGTTGGTGACGGACAGACCGTCCATCTTCAGCTCGGTGTGGGTCACGGTGATACCGATGTGATGTTCGCGCCAGTCGAACGTCAGACGGTCGAGGTTGGTCGGGTTATAGAACCCAACCGTGTCGTCGTAGGAGTAGCCCTTGAGGCTATCGTTGACGCCACCATCACCGTATTTACCCTGCACGGCGACGGAGATTTTGCCGTTGCCGCCGGGGTAGGTTTTCGAGCCGCTTTCCATCGCTTTGACGAGCGGACGCTCTTGGAGCTGCTGCTGGAAAGCAGTGCCCTTGTTGAGGTAGAACTCCAGCGCCGAGTTGGCGATGAAGTCAAGTTGTGCCTGAGTAACGGGCATCGGTCGGACCTTTCAGTGCCTTCCGATCAGCCGTCCAAAGCCTGATTGATGATTGCCTCAATCGACGTGGCCGTGGGGGCAAGACCGGATCGTGGGGCCGTCTGCGAGGTCGGCGCAGGCCGCGTAGCCTTGGGGGTCGGACGCGAGGCTTTCAGAAGTTGGGAGGCTTCGTCGTAGGCTGCTTTCGCAAACTCCACGCCTTCCTCCGGTGTCTTCGGCCGTCCGCGTTCTGCCACCAGCGCTTGCGCAACGCGCGTCATCGCTTTGGCTTTCAGCTCGAAGTCCGGGTCCGTCTTGCGAACTTGGTTCTGCCACTCAGTCACGGCGTGGAAAATCCGGCTTTGCGAGGCTTGCGCCTGCTGCGCTTGCTCCCGCTGCTGGGCCGATTGGGCCTGCCGCTGGGCGTGCGCTGCGCTGGTCCGCGTCTGGCTCATCTGACGAGCCGCTGCCTCTGTCATCTCGCCGTCTTCAACCTGCTTGCGCAGGTCCGCGGGGAGAGCTCGGCCGGTAGCTTCCATAGCTACCTGGACGAAGGGCATTACGCGGTCGAGGAACTTGGTCAGCCGTGCCGGGTCTCCGGACTTGAGGTCCGCGCCGAGCTGAAACAGGTCCGCCACTTCTTGGTCCACGAGGTCGTTCGACTTCATGTATTCGCGAATTTGGCGGTAGCTCGATGCGTCCGTTTTGTGGCTTTCCATCTCCTGGCGCATATCTGCTCGGGATTGAAGCAGTTGCCGGATGCGCTTCTGCGCATTTTTGCCGTAGCGAGAAATCTCTTTCTCAGTGACTTCGCCGTCGTCGCTGTCGGAACCCTCTTCCGAGGCTTTCTCGTCAGCTTCGGATGTCCCTTCGGCAGGTTCGGCGTCCGCGTCCGCGTCCTCGGTGTCCGCGTCCGGGCTCTTGGCCTCGGGGTTCGCGTCCGGTGAGGGTGCTTCTGCGTCCATCGCGGCGGAAATGGCGTCCTCAAGGGTAGCCGGTCCGTCGGTGCTGCGCGTCGGTTGATCCTCTGACCCGCTGGACGAAGGCGGTTCTACGTCCGGGCCGCTGGACGAGGGCGGTTCTGCGTCCGGAGTGCTGGCTTCCACCGGGGTGGCGTCGCTGGGCGGCTGCGACTGGTCAGCGGTTTCTACGCCCGTTTGATCTTCGAGAGGCATGTGCTCCTGTCCTCTGTAGCTCTTGCCGCAAAATGCCTTCGATTGTTTTGTCGTTCAACAAAACGGACGGTTAGGGCGGCAAATGTTCGGGGATTGCTGACAGCCCTGTCAGAAACAGGGCTGTCGGCTGTCTGTCTTGTCAGTAGACCGGCGGCATCTGTGCCTGACCTGCGCCCGGGCGCGGCGCGGCGTTGACCTGCGCGGGCTCGGTGCTGGGCGCGTTGTTTTCGCCCTGCTGTCCTTGCGCCGCGGGGTCGTTGCCTTCGGCCGTTGCGCCCGGAGGGGCCATCTGCTGGGCCCGGTTCAGCATCATCACCGAGGGCAGGTTGGCCGCGAAGGCGTCCGTCAGGTCCACCTTGTCGTCGAGGCGGCGCAGCAGCTCGCGGGCCATCCACTCGGGGCTGACGCCCGGGATTTGCATCAGCAGCGGGAAGACCTGCTGCGCGACCTGCACCTGCTGGGCTTGGTTCGGGCGGCCGGTGCTTGCAGCCTCGATGTCGAGGTAGCATTCCTTCGCCGCCTGCTCGCGGCTGAACTCCGGCCAGACGGCCCCGGGGCCGACCACATCCTTCACCCGCTCGATGCTCGCTTCCATGAGCAGCACCTGCCCCGCCGCGCGGGACAGCTCGGTCAGGAACTCGTCGAGATCATCGACCACGGACGAGGCCGAGGAGACGCGGGCCCCCTCTGCCACCGACACTTCGGTCGCGGTCGCGCCGGTCGCGCCGCCGAGGCTGGCCTCGTGCTGGCCGAGGACGCGCAGGTAGTCGTCATAGGACGGGCTGGGATCGTAGAGACGCGGGTCCACGGCAGGGCCGGAGTAGGGCTGGAGAAGGCTCTCGATGTTCTCGTTGGGCTGGAGCCCGTTGAGCTCGATCACTTCGTTCGCCTGACACTGGACGATCTTGTCCTTGTCCTCTTCCTCCAGCGCGCCCTTGCGCACGAAGGTCTTGGGCCGGGATGCACGACGGTGCTCGCGCAGCCCCTGCCGGGCGCGGTTCAGCTCAAGCTGCATGTCCCGCATCAGCCGGACGTCGGAGGGCGGGATCACGGACTGGTCGTCGTAGACTTCGTTGACCACGAACGGGAACCACGGCCAGAAGCGCTCCAGCCAGATGTCCGGCGTGGAGGGCTCGGACAGGAAGTCCTGGTGCCCGTCGCAGAGCGTGTAGATCAGGCCGTCGTCCTTGTTGTAGATTTCCCAGACGCAGTAGAACGCGTCCGCGTCCTCCATCTCGGTGTCGCACTTCTCGAAGTCGCCGCTGTTCTTTTCGCGGTAGGTCGTCGCGCCGCCGCTCTTCACGTCCACCTTGTAGAGCTCTTTGATGCGGTCCGCGGACATGTAGTATTCCTCGGCCACCCACGCGCAGCCGACGAAGCCGCGGAGCTGCTTGCAGTCCGGATCGGGGATGATCGCCGTGCTGTCGGGGTAGGAGAAGTTGAGCCCTTCGCGCACGACGATCTGCTCCTGCTGCGACAGGGACTGGAGAAGCAGCCGGAGCTGTTCGGCCTCCATCGCGTTCGGATCGGTCTCGCCGTCGGCGAGGTCCGCGCTCAGACGCTCCAGCGTCCGGAGCTGCCGGGTCACGTCGTGGATTTGGCTCTCCACGTCCGGGCTGTGCTGCATGACGCGCTGGTAGCCGAGCTTCACGTAGCCCACGGCCGTGGTCAGACCGCGGCGCACGAGCGCCTTCATCTGCACCTTGAACGGCACCGGCTGCTCGTCCAGCTCGTGCTCGAAGAGCACTTCCAGCGTCTCGGCGATGCGGTCCATCTGCTGGTTGTGCTGGATGACCTGCATCGCTTCTTGCAGGATCATCTGCGACTGGATGTCCAGCGGGTTGGCCTGCGCCGCGACCATCGCGCCTTGCAGCGTCGCCATGTTGCCATCCCAGACGCTGGACATGAGCCGCTTCTTGCGGCGGGCCACGATCTTGGGGTTCTTGCCGTAGATCGCCGCGGTGCGGGACTGGATGTGGCGCAGGGTCACGTTCGCGACGTAGCGCTCTTGCGCCTCGTCCACATACTGGTCCGCCGGGTAGTCCGGCCACTGGCGACCGGCCGCGAAGGCCATGTCCTCGCGCATGCGGCGGAACGCCTTGTCGGTCCAGTATTTGCGCGCGCTGGCAACGCGCTCGCTCCAGTGCTTGACCAGCGCCGCCCGCTCCTCTGCCGGGTTGGGCATCTCGCGGTCGATCAGTTTTGCGTCACTTTGTTCGGAGGTGGAGACGATCACCTGCATTTCTTCTTCCATCATGTCTTTCACCATCCGGATTGGTTTTTACGCCGCGCATCGCGGCGCTGTTGTGCTCGGCTCTGGTTCATCAGCCACCCGAAGGTGCCGGGCTTGCCGAGGCGCTTGCCCGCTTGGAGCCCGGCGGCGGAAACCTGCTGCGCCAGACCGAGGCCGATGTAGGCCAGGGCATCCACGAAATCGTCGTGGGTGCCGTGCGGAAACTTGAGGAGCTGGTCGCGGGCCTCGGGCCACCAGCTCGCGAAACTCGGGAAATACACCTTGCCCATCGCCATGCGGCCTTGGATCGACTGCGCACGGGTCTGCTTGTCGCCGATGGGGGTCAGCTCGATGATGCTGGCGTAGATGCCCTCCTCGCTCATGCGCTTGCGCAGGAACGGGCCGAGGGCCTTGGTGATGTGTCCGCGCTCTGCCCACCAGAAGAGGGGTTTGCGCGTCTGCATCAGAGCCAGCATCCCGTCCACGGCCACGTCCGCGGCCGCGTGCCGCCAGAACACGTCCGGCAGGACGTAGATGTTGTCGTTCTCGTCCACGCCCACCGGGATCATGGCGGTCTTGTCCCGGTCCTGCCGGGTGCTCACGGCGTGGTCGGACGCAACGTAGAAGCGCAGGTTCTGCGGCAGCTCGTCCTGCTTGTAGGTCTTCAAGTCCTCGGCGCGGAAGAAGTTGCCGTCCGCCGAGCTGGGGCGGCCCTGATAGAGAGCTTGGAAGCCCCGGGGGTCGATCCGCTGCTGGGCCAGAAGGAAGGTCCGGTCGAACTTCTCCGGCCACAACGCCTCGCCCGGGGCGCGCCCGAGCACGTCCTTCTCGTTCTCGAAGGCCAGTGCAGGCAGGTCGATGACGTGCCACTGCTTGGCCTCTTCGGGGTCGTAGAACGGATTGAGCGGGTCGGTGAGCCGCCCGACAAGATCGTCTTCGTGCCAGCGGGTCTGGATGAGCATTATCCAGCTATCGGCCGTCATCAGACGGGTGCCGATGACCTGCGTGAACCACGTCCAGAGCTGGTCTCGGATGAGCTTACTGTCCGCTTCTTGGCGGTCCTTGATCGGGTCGTCGATGACGATGCCGTGGCCGCCGCGGCCGGTGATCGAGCCGCCCCGGCCGACGAAGGCCAACATCCCGCCCTGCACGGTCTCAAGGCGCTGGGCGGCTGCGCTGCCCTCTTTCAGCTCGTGGTCGGGGAAGACCAGCTTGTGCTCCGGCGACATGATGTTGTCGCGCACGGCCCGGCCGACGTCCTGTGCGAAGGTCTCGTTATAGGAGCCGAAGATCAGCGACTTCTCGGGGTGGCGGGCCGAGAACCACGGGATGAAGCGCTTGGACGCCAGCTCGGTCTTGCCGTGGCGCGGGCCCATGTTCACGATCACGCGCCGGACCTTGCCGCTCTCCAGATCGAGCAGCTTGTCGGCCAGCAGCTTGTGGTGGCGTCCGGTCATGTATCGCGTCCGGGGGTTCAGACCCTGGTCGGTGTAGTCCGGCATGCAGATTTCGACGTAGCCCAGCAGATCATCCTGCGCCTTCTTGGCGTTGATGAGCCGGTTGAGGACGGCCTTGCGGCGGGGGTCAGAGCTGGTCATCGCACGCCCCCTCGTAGAAGTCGTAGAGCGCACCGATCTCGCCCTGCGTCCGCTCGGTGTCGGACCGCGACCGGCTGGGCATCACTGCCCGCAGGCTCTCGCACCAAGCGAGATCAGTCTCGGTAGCCACGCCGGTCGTCAGGTTGCTGCACGCGCCCAGCGTGAGCAGCAGCCCGGCGAATAGCGCTCGCGCGGTCTTGGTCGGCATCTTCCATCTCCGTCACGACCCGCTGGACGGCATCGGCCGCGATGTTGGCGCGTAGGCGCAGCAACATGGCCAAGGCGAGGACGCCGAGCAGGATGTAGAGCTTGAGTTGGTTGGGAATGAGGTTGAGCAGCATCATGCGCCCGCCTCCGGCTCGGGCAGGCAGCGCATGCCGATCACGATCAGGGTGGCGTTGTTGAGAGCGAGGGACGCATGCACCCGGCGCAGGGCCACGGGCATGGCCGTTTGGCACTGCACCTCGCCAAGGAACTGCTCTTCGAGGATGCCCCCGGAGCAGACCAGCCCAGCCTCGACCAGGGCGCAGAACGATATGGCCATCATCCACATCTCACCGGTCCCCTTTGCGCCACTTCCGGACGCGCTCGACAGTGATGTATCCGCTGGCCACCAAAACCAACAAAGTGATCGCGCAAAGGATCAGGAGGTTCTGCCAAGGCACCCCTCCCACCGCCGCCACGACGGGGGTCGCTGCGGACGCGACGCTCACGAGGCTGGTGGCTTGGATCGTCGTGCTCTCGGACAGGTTGGTGCGCTCCGGGATCGTGACCGCCGCTTCCGGCACGACGGCCTGCGGGGCACGTTCCCGGTGCATCCAGTCGGACACGACGAAGCCCGGGCACGCTTTGTTTGCGACTTCGTTGTGCCCGCGGACGCGAGCGTTCGGGTGGCGCTGCTCCAGCGCGGTCAGGAGTTGGAGCAGCGAGGCTTCCTGCTGCGGAGTGAAGTGGCGGCCGAACTGGTCGTTGGCTTCTGCGCCAAAGCCGCCCACGAGGCAGATGCCGAGGGAGTGAGTGTTGCGCCCCGCGACGTGGGCCCCGATCATGTCCTCCGGACGCCCCTCGATCCAGCGCCCGTCGCGGTCGATCAGGTAGTGGTAGCCAAACCCGTTCTGCCAGCCGCGCTCGCGGTGCCACCGGTCGATCTCGGCCCGCTTGGCCGTGATGGGCTGGTTCGCCATCCAGTCCGGACGCGTCGCCGCGCAGTGGATGAAAATCTCGTCGATGCGTCGGGTCATGTCAGCCACCCCTCATGTAGTAGAAGCCGAGCCCGACTGCGGCCGTGAACACGATCCAGAACACGCGCTCTGCGAAACGCAGGGCGTGCCCCCGGCCGTCCGACGTCCGCTCAAGCTGGCCGAGGCGTTTGCTGTGCTCGGCCTGCCGGGCGTCGATGGTGTCGAGCCGGTTGAAGATGGTCGTGATGCGCTCCTCGACCCGCACGAGGCTGACCATCGCCTTGGCGAGGTCGTCGAGTTTTGCTTCTATGCGGGTCAGGCGCGCGTCGTCGGACATGGGTTCACCTCGGAATGAGTTTCAGCCAAAGGTCCGCCTCGGGGGCCTTGAGATAAGGCACGTCTCCGGGGGCGGGCTCGGTCGTCATGATCGGGGTGCCGAGGTCAGCCCCGTAGACGACGTTCGGAACGTCCCGCTCGAACAGCGGCACGCCTTGCAGCTCGGTCTTGAACGCGGAGTAGTTGGTCGCGTCGATCATCATTCCTGCACCTCCACCCAAATGCTGAACTCGCCGCTCTCGTCCATGAGCTTGCGCGCGATCTTGGCGTTGGCCTCTGCTTCGTCGATCTGGGTCAGCATGAGGCGTTGCTCGGCGTCGAACACCGCCGCGATGGTCGGGCTTTCGGTCCGGTGGTTGAGGCCGGTGCGGGTGTCGTGCCAGACGAAGGCGACATAAGGGGTCAGGTCCGTGGACGTGATGTCGATCACCTCCCACGTCTCGGCCCCGTTGGGCTCTGGGCGGACGCCGTTGATGACGCGTCCGCGTTCGTAGTCGGCCCTGATCTCGGCGAAGATGCGCGCCCGGTGCTCCTGCGCAGCCGTCAGGCTGTCATGGGTCAGGTCGTCGTGGGTGCGGTAGCTTTCGGTCCAGACGTGATCGCCGTGATAGGTGATCGCGTCCTCCCGGGTCGGCAGGTCTCGCATCCAGTTGATCCAGTCCGCGTAGTCCGTGCCGTCGGGCGTGCCGTCGGGGTAGGTCTCGTCGATCCAGTCCTGCCCCGGCACGGCGTGCGCCTTGAGCTCAGTCAGGGCGAAGTTGTAGTCGATCTCGGTGTGACCGTTGGCCGTGAACCAGTTGCCGATGTAGGTGAGTGCGCCCTCGCACACACCCAGATCGCGCAACATTTGCATGGTGATCTTCATCCGACTGCTCCATATGCCCGGTCTTGGCCGCCGAGCCACGTCACGCTGTTGCCGTTGGTTTGGATGGCCTTGCCGCCTGCGCCGCCGGGGGCATCCACCCGGGGGGCGGTCGCGAGATAGGTAGCAGGGTCCGTATCGTAATTAATGACGCTGCCGCCCGCCGCACCCCACCCGCCGCCACCGGCGGCGGGGATGCAGCTATAAAGCATGGCGTTGCCATTGGAATCGATGTAGTGCAGGTAATGGTATGCGTAGTCGTCCGGATGGGTGGAAAGGCCGAGGTTTTGGGCGGTGTTCAACCGGTATGCGCCGCCGTTCGCCCCCTTCTCGCCCGGGCCGCCGCCGGGCGCGCCGCCCTTCGA